CGAGCGCCAACCGCTCGGTCAAGTCACGCAAGACCAATCGATCGACCAAGAGGAAGGGTGGATCGACCCGGCGGCGGAAGTCCTGACATCATATCTCGCCCGATGGGTAGTTCGATCTCATGCCACTGACCTAACGGTCGACGGGCTGGGATGTCCGAACTTATATCTCATCCCGAGCCGCTCGACTCTTGCCCGTGTACGCGAGGCGCTGAGATTTAGTGTCGCCTGGGACGATGATTCTCGATCATTATGCTCCAGGTGGAACAAAGCGTGCCCATTGTTCCGCCCTTTTCCCTGCGGAAACAGGCCGATCACCCCGATCCCCCCCCGGGGTCAATGTCGCGAAACCCGAAGTCCTGACATCCCCCAAACCCGAACCGACCCCCCACCCCTTCTGCCTCTCTCCACCCTCCTTATCCCCAACCCACCGAGACCCAGTTGCGGACTATCGGACATCGGCATATGCTGCCTCCTACCCAGCGAACAGGTACACCCACAGGTACACCCACAGGTACGCCGCACATGACACACTACATCGACAGGTATCTCGACGGACCATCAGAGAGCGAGACGGGCTGGTGGAGACCCGCCCGTGACACTACCCAGGAGCAGACGTATGCGATCTGGAAGCTAGTCAGTGACGGTTGGTTGGAGACGCGGGAGGACACCGAGACCGGTCGCGCTGTTTATCTTCTCGCCGAGAAGACTGCGTACATGTACCGCAGGACTCCTGCGGGGGATAAGGCGTTGCAGTTGTGGTGGAACGGCATCGACCCTGATACGGGCAAGCCCAAGTGTGATCACGTCTGGGAGACGATCGAGTGGAGTCCTGACGATCCTGGGGTTCCCACCCATGAGATTTGCTTTGAGTGCAACAAGCGGCATGTGACCGGTGCGAACAGGCGGTTGGATTCTCAGAGGCGGTGTAATGTTCCTGATGACGTGTGGAATTCTTGGTCGTCAGCAGAGCAGGAGCGGGTGATTCTGTACGGGATAGATCCAGAAACCGGTGAACCTCGTGGAGGACTTAGGGGATGAGTATAGGCGAACGGATTCGCGAGGAGCGTCTACGCCGGGCGATGAGTCAGACTGATCTCGCCCTGGACGTTGGGACGCATCAGGCGCGAGTGAGCGATTGGGAGCGGGGGGTGTACGAGCCTCTCGCCAGTACTCTGAGGCGATTGGCGAAGGCACTTCGGTGCAGTTCGGATCGTCTGTTGGAGATGGACAAGGAGTGGCAGGAGGGGCAGGATGCTCAAGAGAGATCCAGCGACAGCAAGAATGTTGACTGGTCGGCCTGGGAGGGTCGGTCAAGCAAGGGGAAAGCTTGGAGAGGTAGTGATCCTGAACGACGCTGAGATAGCGTTGTGCGATCACATCGCTGTGCAGCGGACGGGTGGCGGTCGTACGGACCTGCGTATGCAGAGCGGCCCTGAGAGCGACCAGGACGTGAACCGTCAGGGTATTGGTGGAGAACTCGCTTTCTGCAGGCTGTTCGGTCTGTACCCGTCTGAGGTCTTCCACATCGGCACATCGGCGGTGGACCCTGGCGATGCGTTTCTTGATGGTTACGCGATCGACGTGAAGAGTCTTCGGAAGGTGGACTCGGATCTGTTGGTTCCTGGTCACAAGACGGTCGGTGCGATTCCCGTGCATGCGTTGATGACCGGGACGTTCCCGACGTATCGTTTCAGGGGGTTTGCCTGGAGCGTGGATGTAATCGACGAGAGAAACCTGACCGATCTGGGATATGGGCCGACGTACCTGTATGCTCAGAGTCATCTCAGGAGTTGGGAGGAGTTGCATGGCGAGTCAGTCTGAGGAGTTTGCCGCTCATCTGCGGAAGCAGGGCAAGTTCCAGGAATTCAAAGCAATGCGGCTCAATCTGATTGAGAAGGGCCGCACGAAGAAGGGTGCCTGGGAGGAAGCTTCCAGGGTCTTCGGGTTCGACCAGTGGAAGTCTGGCGAGGAAGAGGCTGCTCCGATGGAGCACACTTCTGCGATCAGACCGGCACCAGGGCGACCCAACAGTTCTGTTTTTGAGGGTAAGGTATCGTCGCTGCGGGGCGACTTTGGTTGGGTTTACGACAGTTTGAGTTTGGGGGACGTATCACCCGATGACGCTCCGAGCAGCGGGGCATGGGGACTTCTGGAGTTCGCGAGATTGGACCCCAAGAGTTTCTTCACCGAGTGGATGCGTATGGTGGCGAGATCGGATGACACCTCTGCGAGAGATCGAGAGGTAACCGCTGATGCCCGTCGCGCCACTGCTGAAATCACCGAAATGCTCCGCACCATCAGGACTGCCGTTGTACCGGCAAGTTCCGAAGGGGCTGGAGGAGAACCTGCTCTGGAGGCAGGAGATTCTGACGAGAGCGTCGAATGACCCGTCTTTTCAGAAGGACATGGTCACGGCGTGCTCCGAGGATATCCTGTTCTGGGTCAATGCGTTTGTATGGACGTACGACCCCCGCCAGGATATCCCCAAGCTCCCGTTCATTACCTGGGAGTTCCAGGACGAGGGTCTCTGCTGCCTCGAGGAATCGATCGGCAAGACCGACCTGCTGATCGAGAAGAGCAGGGACATGGGTGCGTCATGGATGTGCCTGACGACGTTCCTCTGGAGATGGATGTTCCGACCACTCCAGTCGTTCCTCATGGTCTCACGCAAGGAAGCGTTGGTAGACGGGTCCGCTGATTCTCTCTTCGGACACATGGACTTCGTCATGCGGGGACTGCCCGTCTGGATGATCCCCACACACAAACGAAACAAACTGAAACTCTCGAACCTGGACAACGGGTCTCGCATCGAGGGAGAGAGTACCACCGACAACATCGGTCGAGGCGGACGTCGGACGGCACTCCTGCTCGATGAGTTCGCCGCGTTCGAGGGCGGTGGATGGGACGTACTGAGCGCCACAGCGGACAATACAAACACCCGACTGTTCAACTCCACGCCCAACGGGACTGCAAACGCCTTCTACGCACAGCGTCAGGCGGGGACCCCCCGGCTCAGGTTCCACTGGAGCGATCACCCGGACAAGGGTGCCGACAAGTACAAGGACAAGACCGATCGCTGGCGATCACCCTGGTACGACAACGAATGCATCCGCCGTGCCCACCCTGTGGAGATCGCGACCCAACTGGACATCGACTACCAGGGAAGTGCCTACCCGTTCTTCGACACCCGCACACTCGAGGAACTGGGACGGGAGTGGTGCCGCGAACCTGAACACATCGGTACCCTCAATGTCGAGCAGGGATACGAACCGAATTTCGTCGAAGATAACATCGGTCCGCTCAAGGTCTGGGTCGATGTGGATGAAGACGGGTTCCCGATTCTCTCCCGAGACTACGTCATCGGGGTCGATGTCTCGCAGGGGACCGGCGCGTCGGAGAGTGCGTTGGTCGTCGGGGACCGCCTCACCGGGGAGAAGGTTGCCGAACTGTGCTCCAACCAAATATCGGCGTACAAATTTGCGGAACTGGCGGTGGCTCTCTGTCGGATGTTCCGCGGCCCAGGCGGCAGGGGTGCCTACCTGATCTGGGAAGCAACCGGTCCTGGTCGTACGTTCGGCAAGGCGGTCGTCGAGGATTGCCGCTACTCGAATATCTACTTCGCCACCAGCAGAGACACCCTGCGAAAGAAGATCTCAGACAAGCCTGGGTGGTTCTCGACGCGGGATGCCAAACGTGACTTGTTGACCACCTACCGGGAACTGCTGTTCACCGGCAAGTTCATCAACCCGTCCAGGAAATCGATGGAACAGGCGGCGGAATTCGTCTACCAGCCCAACGGTTCGATCGAGCACGGTGTCTCGCTACTGACCACCGACCCTAGTGACCGCGGGACCAATCATGGCGACGTTGTTATAGCCGACGCACTGGTCGCTCTTATACTCAAGGACCGTGAGCAGAAGGTCTCACCGGTGAAGTCCGGTCCCCCGGTCATGTCTCTGGCGTGGCGTCGCCAAGAACGTGTCAATGAACTTGCGAATACTACGGAGTGGGACTGATGGCGTTTGACCTGAACGACGAACAGCACCTGCAGCGTCTCCGCCGTGCGATGGAGGCTAGTCGTCGAAAGCTGGAACCGTTCCGGCGACGACACAGGCGGGCGGTCGAGTTGTTCGCCGGGGACGGGTACGGGGACGAGGGTGAGAGCAAACCACAGCACCTGAACATGATGGAGTTGGCGATCAACATCTACGAGCGGCATCTCGTAGGTCGACCGCCCCAGGTGAACATCTTCACCAGGAACCCAGAACTCGGTCCGACCGGCGCGAAGCTTGAAGCGATCATGAACGATCTGCTCAAGCAGTTCAAAATCCACGCCTCGCTGCAACGCACGGTCCGCTCGGCACTGTTCTCCCTGGGCATCGTCAAGGTCGGCAGCAGCGTCACTGGTTCGTACTCGATCGACAACTTCGAGATCGACCGCCAGGAGCCGTTCGTCAAATCGATCCTGCTCGACGACTGGGTGCACGACATGTCCGCCCGGCACTGGGAGGACATAGCGTTCTCCGGTCACCGTTATCGGATGCCGGTGGAGATGGCACGCGAGGACAAGTCTTTCAAGAAGGATGCCCGAGAAAAACTCAATGCGGCGGAGGCACCGCACTTCAACGAGTTCGGTGGAGATGAACGCATCCACACCCTCTCCCAGGGCTACGGGATGCACGAGGATGAGTACGAACCGTACGTCGAACTCTGGGAGATCTGGTTACCCAGGCACAAGCAGTTGGTGACCCTCTCACCCCTGGACGGGAACAAGCCCCTGCGGGTGGTGGATTGGACCGGTCCCGAGAATGGTCCGTTCCACCCGCTGTGGTTCAACGAGGTAGATGGGCAGACCATGCCCCTGAGTCCCGCGATGCTCTGGTCTGGGATGCACGAACTGATCAACGGCCTCTACCGGAAATTGGAACGACAGGCAAACAGGTTCAAGCGGATCGGGGTCACCCGTGGCGAGGACACCGAGGATGCGGAGACCCTCCGCCAGACCTCGGACGGCGAGATCGCCGCAGTCCTGAATCCAGACGCGATCCAGGAGAAGACGTTCGGCGGCATCGATCAGCAGTCGTTCGCCTTCATGCTCCAGAGCAAGGATCTGTTCTCCTGGTTGTGCGGCAACCTGGATTCCCTGGGCGGACTCGGGGCGTCGAGCGAGACAGTCGGGCAGGATGCCATGTTGCGGGAGAGCAGTTCGCAGCGGATCTCGCATATGCAGGACGCGGTCATGCTCTGGACCAAACGTGTCCTGACGGATTTCGGCTATTACATCTGGGCGGACCCGATCGAGACCTACCCGGCGATCATGAAGGTGCCGGGCATGGGGAACATGCAGGGCACGCTGGGTCCGATGGAGCGAGAGCAACACTCGTATTATTATCACGAGGTTGATATCCGCCCGTATTCGATGCAGTTCCAGAGTCCGCAACAGCGGATGTCGGTGATCAACCAACTGATGCAGACGGTGGTCCTGCCAACACTGCCGATGCTCCAGCAGCAGGGTCTCCAGTTGAACCTGCCGGGTCTGATGGAGACCTATGCCAAGTACGCTGACCTGCCGGAACTCAAGAACATCATCGTCCCGATCAACCAGGGTTCGACTCCTAGCGAGTCGATGCTGCCGACGACGGCACCGGAGAACGAACTGCAGGAGGAGGGCAGCCGCGAGGACGGTCGCACCTCCCAGTCCCCGGTCACCCACCGGACGAACGAGCGGATCAGTCGACCCGGTGCCACTCGACAGGGTGCAGAGGCGTCTCTGGTACAGACCATGATGGGCGGCAATCCGCAGCAATCTGAACAAGATGGCATGAACAAGCATTACGGAGGTTGAACGATGGCGTACGGAATGGGAATCACTGCCGGTGACCTGGACCGCGGGTACAACCTGCTGCCGTCAGGGGCTGAGTTGATGGCGCAGGGGCCGGGTTCGATGGACACTGATCCGATGGCAATGAGTGCCATGGGCGGCGGGATGATGGGAATGCTCCCCAGCATGGGCGGAGAGGGGGAGGGTGCCGGGTTCCTGGGTGAGTTGCAGAAGATGAAGGATGAACCCGCAGAAGACGTCTCCTGGATGGAGCAGGACGAGGAGTTCAAGAACCAGGAGCAGCAGCAGCAGTTCCAGGCGATGATGCAGCAGTTCCAGGGCGCTGCCGATCAACAGCAGCAAGCGGGCGGATTCACTCCCCCCTACGCTTCACCTGGGTTCCCGCAGCAGGGTGGTCAGGGTGGTGGCGGTCAACTTGGTCAAGGCGAGCGTTACACCCCGCCATGGCAGCGGCAGGGAACCAGATACAACGACCTCATTGGACAGCGTCGGGAACGTGAAAACGAAGACTACCGGCGGATGGGGTATCCGCAGGACGACCCGAGTGGGATGAATTTGCAACCAGCGATCAACTTGAGTTACCCAGATCTCGACGATGAGATCCGTTCGCTGGAGGGTCAGCATCCGCCGTTGTCGGGCAATCACCCGTGGATCAGTCCAGAAGGGGAGGAGTGGTTCTCTCCCCCAGCAGAATACCAGGAGATGCCCAGGATGGAGCCTCTCGGCGGCGGAATGCTAGGCGGTTTCTGATGGGTACCACATACAAGGTCAACGGCAAGTCGGTAACTCGAAAGGAATTCAATAAGAATCCCAAGGGTGCCGGGAACATCCGGCGATCGTACGAGTCTCGCCAGATCATCAAGTCCGATGGTGCCGGGGTTCATCCCAAGGATCGCAAGGCCGCGGAGGAGCATTCCAAGAAGCACGGGATCCCGACGCACTTCGATCGAGAGGGTCGTCCGCACTTCACATCGCTCAGGCACCAGACCGATTACCTGCGGAAGATCGGTTTGCATAACAAAGACGGTATTCATTGACCCTGGGGGGTCTGGAATACACTTCCACCCGAGGAGGGCGTCATGCCCAAGGTCGGCGGCAAGAAGTTCAGCTACAGCAAGTCGGGTAAGGCTAAGGCGAAAGCCTACGCCAAGAAGACCGGCAAGAAGATGTCTCGGAAAAAGAAGTGATGCGCGGACCGTATCCCGACCCAGGTGATAAACCCAAACCGACCAGGAAGTTTCCTGTCTCGGACGTACCCAAGATCATTCGCAAGGTCGACAAGCCCAAGACTGAACCTGGAAAACCAGACAAGAGTAGAAAGTTTTGATGTCAACAGATTCCAAGGTAGAGACTGTTCCCGAGACGCCTGAAGAGGAACGGGCTGCGGTCGAGTCCGAGTACTTCGACGAGCAACCTAATACCGACGAGGGTTGGGACGAGCAACCTGCCGCTGACCCCCAAGAGGAGTTGGTAGGGGAAGAACCACCCGAGCTTTTGACGGAGACTGAGCCGGAACCCGTCGCCGAGGTTCCTATCGACCAGGATGCCGAGTTCACCAACGAGCACTTCGCATACGGGCAGCAGATGGGCCTGTCGCCGGATCAGGTGCGGGCATTCGGCAACCCCCAGGCATTCGAGTCAGTGATCGGAACGATCACCGCGAACACCGGGGTTGACCCGGCTAAGGCGGCAGTCGATCAGCAGGTCCGCGCTGATAATCCTGACGCTTTTCAGGAAGAAGCCGCTCCCGTCGCCGAGGGGGACTACAGCTTTGAAGATCCCGATCTCTACGACGATACGATCCTGGGCATGAACCAGCACAACAATACGCGGTTCCAGCAGATGGAAGGCCGTTTGCACAATATGGAATCGATGAACCAGCGCCTCCAGGCGGACGTCGCCGCGAGGGAATTCGACCAGATTGTCGACACGCTGGATGGAGAACTTTTCGGCGTTGGTCGTCTCAACTCCCTGGACGAGACCACCGCCATGAATCGTGTCAAATTGGCGAATGAGGTTTCTCGCCAAGGGCACGGGTATGAGGCTCGCGGTGAAGCATTGCCACCGCTGGGCGACCTTGTCGCCAAGTCATACCAGTCAGTCTGGGGAGGCGAGTTAAAAGAACGAACCCTTCGAGGTATCGCAGCAGCGTCAAAGGCAAGGACTGCCCAGACGACAGCAATCCCAACCAACCGAGAGTCCGACCCGGTCGACTCTACGGTTGCGGCTACAAAGGCGGCTATGGATTGGTATCGCACTAACGGCACTCCTATTGACGAAGAAGCGGCCCTTATCGAATAGTCAAAAGGAATAATAAACCGTGGCATATCAAGCCGACGATTACGCTGATCTCATCACTACTACTCTACGCCACCTCGAGAAGACCACCTGGGCCGACATCGTTGTGGATAACCAGCGGCATATTGCGATGCCGCAGATTCTTCGGAAAAAGTCCGTCCAGTTCGGATCTGGATATGGGCACCAGTTCAATTGTCGTTTCTTCAGCAACAACGCTGCTCGCAACGTAAAATTGAACGAGGTAGATAACCCGACGACCGCTGACACCCAGGCGACCGGCAACGTGCCTTGGCGGCACACCGAGACCCACTGGGCGTTGGAAGAGCGGATCATCTCGATGAACCGTGCTCCCTCTCGTCTCGTCTCCCTGCTCCAGACGAGCCGGGTCGATGCGATGACCGATCTCGCTGAACTGATGGAGACCAACTTCTGGTCGAAGCCCAGTTCGGCGTCTGATGAACTGTCTCCGTTTGGCGTACCATCCTGGGTCGTCTACAACTCGGCGAGCGACGGATTCACCGGGGGCAACCCCTCTGCTTTCCCGCAAACCGGAGCGGGAAGTATCGACTCGGATGTGCAGTCCCGTTGGAAAAATTGGTCGGGCAAGTACACAACTTTGTCGGCGGCAGATTGCATCAGGAAATGGCGCGAAGCTTCGACGAAGACTGAGTTCAGACCGCCCGTTGACGGTCCGTTTAACAACACGCGATCCCAGTACGGTTTCTACACCAACTACACCACCCTGGGTCAGTTGGAAGAGATTCTGTATTCTCAGAATGACAATCTGGGTTCGGACGTCGCGAGCCTTGACGGTATGACCCGGTTCCGCCGGACCCCCGTCACCTGGGTGCCTTGGTTCGACAACAACTCAGCGAAGATGTTGTCGGAAGCTGGTGTAACTAACCCAATCTACGGGTTAAATTGGGCGTCACTGAAAGTAGCATTCTTAAGCGGAGAATACCTTAAGACCTCGAAGGTCGCTCCGCATCCGCTTCACCACAGAACCCTTACTTCTTTCACAGATTGCACCTACCAGTACTTCTGCCAGGACCGACGATCGAACTTCGTCCTGTCGCAGTAGTCCACTTAATTCTCACCTAGTCCCCCGTCTCGCAATCTCTGCCACGCGAGACGGGGGCAACTGAGACTGGCAGAATCGAAAGCGAGAACGAATCATGACGAGCGAAATGCAACACAAGGGACAGGCGACCGCTGGGTTGTCTGGAGCAGTCTGGGGCAACCTCCCGGTCAAGAACTGGGCCTGTCGACTCGGCGGTCAGTTCCGATTGGTCAACGGCGACGGCATGGCAATGGATGATGCCGGTGCTGCCTGGGGCGATGACGGAGTGAACAACGGGTTCGCCTCGGTGCAGCAGGGAGGGAACACGATCACCGTCGTCTCCGATGTGACGAACTCCCACAACGCTGCGACCATCAAGTTGCTGACCGATGGAACCAATGCCGACAACTGTGTACTCCAGACACAGTTGCCCGTCATCAACATCGCGTCGGGTGCAGGACGTTGGGCATTTGAGGCGAGGATCAAACCGTCCACGGTTGCCAACTCCAACAACTTCTACTTCGGTTTGACTTCGGCGGCAATTGCCGACAACGCAACCCTGGTTGCGGGTGACCTTGCCGACATCTCCGCTGTTGGATTCCTGATCCAAGAGGGGGACGGCGACGATATCCGCGGTGTGGTTTCCGATGCGAGTGGTGCCGCTGGCATCGCGCTCATGAACGTCTCGGCGGACAACAAGTACCTCATGAGTGCCGCCGACCTGTACTACCACCTCGGTGCCGTCTACGACGGGATGCGGATCAAGTTGTACATCACCGGGGTCAAGTCCGGTGAGACGGTTGCGAAGTCGGTCCTGCTTCACGAGGTGGGTGAGGGGGGTTCCGAGTACCCCTCTACGACCGATACTGATATGTACCTCTTCGCCGGGATCGAAGCGGCGGGAACCGCCGCGGACTTCGAGATCGAGTGGATGGCGTACGGTCAGGAGTTCATCGATTTCTAGGATGAAGGTGCTTCACCACCTTCGCCACCCGGTGGGGGAGGGTAGTCCGCGCTACCCTCTCCCACCGCCCCCCCACGCTATGGACGAATTCACAAGACGACGACTGGAACAGATGCTCGGCGGGCTGGTCCCAACCGAGATAGAGAACCTGTGCGCTCGCATCCTGGAACTGACGCGGCGGGCAAATGGTCCCTCGCATCTGGCAGAGTCCACCCTGGCATTGATCTGTGTCATGGCGGCAGTACCGCCCGAGACTCCCCGCGGAGCAAAGGACACGCTCGATCATGAGAACGAGGGGGACATGATCATCGTCCGCATCGGCGACGATGAGGTGCTCTGCCAGTTCCAGGGCAAGGGACCAGGAGGTCGCTACCGCGTGCGGACAGAAGCCGGGGACACCAAGCTGATCCCCAAGGAAGCGTTTCTGAACCTCGCGGAGAAGATCCGTGCCAATTGAGAATGCTGGACTGGCGCTCAACTACGAGTCGATCCGCGACCGTGTTGCCGAGTACGTCTATGGCGGCAGCGGTGACTACTCGGACGGTTCCTACACGACTGCCGAGAAGGCGGTTATCGATCGCACCATCGAGGACGGTCTGCGTCAGTTCTACCGTCCTCCGGTCGTAGACGGTCGCCGTCACGAGTGGACGTTCCTGTCACCAACCGACTCGTTCACGATCAACACACCTCAGTCGTCTGGGACGATCCAGTACGACCATGCCGGTCACGCCAATGGTGAGCGGGCGGTCCTGTTGACCAGCGCCACCTTCGCGGCGGAGAGCGACGGCGGGTGGGACTACTCCCAGTCGATGATCGAGATAGCCGGGGTCGATTATCAGATCAGTTCGCGATACGACCCCACCACCCTGCTCCTGTCGGCAAACAACAACCCAGGCGAAGACGTCGCCGCGTTGACCTCGTACAAAGTGCACCAGGGTAACTACATCCTGCCGGATGATTTCGGTCGTCTGGTCGACGAGCCGACCCTGGCGCAGAAGGACAATGCTTGGTACACGCTCAAGCTGATCTCAGACGCTCGCATCCGGTCCATGCGGCAACGGGACTTCAACCAGAACTTCGCCAGCGGCAAGCCGCAGTTCATCGCGATCCGACCGCTGGCGAATGACCCGACGACGGTCAACCGAAAGGAAATGATGTTCTGGCCCGACATCTCGTCGGACGCAACCATCATCTACCGTTACCGGGTCCGCCCAGGTCTACCGACGAGCACAACCTCTCCCAGCGGATACCTGTACGGATCTAGCGAGCACAGCGACACGATCATGTACTCGTGTCTCGCCGAGGCGGAGTTGCGACTTGATGGCGGGCATGGTGCCTACCATTCCAGGTTTATGGAGTCACTGGTCTCGTCCATCTCGGTCGACCGGTACGACAACAAGAGTCGTCATCTGGGCTACAATGATGACTCATCGGACGGGTCCGACGCATTCTCAGTCCGACGCACCTACCTCTACGGCAGCGGAGTATCTTACAAGGGTTCTGGTTCTTAGCGAGGATGATACCGTGAGCGGCAATACAGCAATCTTCAAGGAATACGGGGCGGATCACGAGTTCACCGATCCAGGTGATGCCGGTGCGATCGTTCCCGATCGACAACGAGCGGTCTGCCCGATGGTATCGACCGTTGCGGGTGGCGAGACGAACACGCTCCCCGATCCCGAGTTCATGGGGCAGGAACTGACGATCTGCTTCAAGACCGATGGCGGCAACAGGGTTGTCACTGCGGCGACCGGGATCAACCAGACTGGCAACAACACGCTGACGTTCGCCGACGCGGGCGACATGATCGCGCTCCAGGCAATTCAGAGCGGGTCGAGTGTTGTGTGGCGGGTGATGGCGAACGACGGCGTGGCGTTGTCCACTGTGTAGGGAGGTGATCCATGGCGCTCTCAACAGAAACCTCTCTGTCTGAATTCCAGAGTATCGTCGGCTGGGAAGGCGGGGTACACGACCAGAAGTTCGCGTTCAAGTCTCTTGGTGACGACGGCGAACTGATCGCTGCTGTGACGGGGTCGAAGATTCGCGTCCTGTCAATGTTTGCCTCCTGCGACGACATCAATGAGGTGGTGAGCGTCTACCTGGAAGACGGCACGACCCAGATCGGGCCGAAGTTCCTGGTCGGCGCATTGGTGCAGACGTTGGCGTATGTAAATGAGGCAGACCAAGCCGCAAGCAACGTCAACCACATTGCCCAACTGCCCCCGGTCCTCCTGCCGTTCAGCCCCGCTGGTTGGTGCGAGACCACAGCAGGTGCCGCCCTCAACGCTGAGTTCAGCGCGGCGATCACTACCGGAAAAGTCGAGTTCATGATCGTCTACCAGGAAATCCCCTAATGCCCCCCAGGCAGGGTCCGCGGAGATACCACCAGGATGTTCCCTTCCCGATCGCCGGTCTCGTTGAGACGGCACCCGTCAATGATCAAATGCCGGGGTCGACGATCGATGCGGAGAACGTCCGCGCGTACCCTGCCAACCTGAGCGTCACCAAGGCGTCGTCCTCGCTGAACGCGACGTTCAACGGACGTAACCGGGGCGGGCAACGCGCTGGATTGTCTTCGTATCTCACCCAGGAAAGCGGCGGGGTGACGGTCAACCTTCCGTTCCAAGACACCGACGCTCCTCCGATCCAGGAGATCACCCATCTCACCTGGACCGAGGTGACCGACCTCTATGGTCAGGGACACATCATCAACCGGCAGACGACCGGCGGTGAGTTCCAGATGCTCGACAAGGACGGCACCCTGATCGGCACGGGTGCGATGGGCGGCACTTCTGATCGCTACCAGTTGTCAACCTGGGGGTCGGACGGTGGTGCCTATGTGGCGACCACCACACCGGACAACGAGGTGGTCGTCCAGCGACTCAACACGAGCGTCGACCCAACCACCGATCAGCCCACCGTCGTCTGGACAACGGCAAGCCTGTCCCAGTCGCGGGTGCCCATCAAGTCCGCGGCCCAGGGGTATAGGCCCGTTCGCGGGATGTATGTCTGGGGTGAAACGCTTTACGTCTGGATTGGATCTCTCGACATCGCGGGCAATTCTGCGGCGGAAGCGATCTACCGTTTCGATACAAGCACTGGGGTGCTGCGGGACGGCACGGGCAACAACACATACTGGATGCGGAACTTTGGTGGGGCAAGCACTGGGAAATTTCACGCCAGTGATATCGCTGATACCCATTACTCATACAACAACCTGATGTCGATCGGTCGCAACCGGATGGCATTGCTGACGTTCAACGGTCAAGGCGGCGACACCGGTGCGGACAACCTGTCGACGGCACTCGCCTACTCGGTCGGCGCATCTGGAATGAGGACCGCCCTGGAGAGTCTGTCGGGCATCTCCAGCGGCGACGTGTCTACGACCCTGGGACCGCTCTCAGGTCGAGGTGTCGCGGTCGAGTTCACAGGTGCCCTGGGGAAGCGCAACGTCCCACCCCTGGCGATTGAAACGGCGGGTGTCGCCCAGGTGTTCACCATCACCTGTGCGGTGGACACTGGTGATCCTGGGTACAACGGTCGCTACTTCACGATCTACGACGCCTCGAACAACAAATACAACATCTGGTTCAAGACGGGTCGCGCCGAGGTGGCAGTCGCTGCGGCAGGACTGACCAGTCTTTACAAAGCGATCAAGGTCACCGTCGCGACCGGTGCCGCCAACACGGTGGTCGCCGCTGCCATCCAGACAGCTATCGATGCCGAGTCGGCATTCACTGCGACTGTCGCCTCGAACGTCGTGACCGTGACGAACGCTGCGGTAGGGGATGCGACAGACCCCTCGCTTGGCGACGTGAACACTGACACCACGTTCCTCGTGCTCGCCGTCGATACCCAGGGCATCACCGGTCTCCAGGCGGCAGACGAGGTGCAGCAATCTCGACTGAAAGGAGGACCGAAATACGGCACCGTCACCGCAGCGTTTGAACACGGCGGCGGCACTCAGACCACAGGGACAATCGCCTACGACGCGAGTGCAGCGGCGGTCCAGGGCAGACTGGAGGCGTTGTCAAACGTAGTTGCGACGGTCAACTCAAAGCAGACGTTCCTGACCGACAGTGCCACTGGTGCGATGTACGCCTATCTGTGGTATCCCGCGACCACCCTGTCGAGCGACATCAACAACATCGTCACTACGATCCCGGTTACTTCGACCACTGGGACCGTAACGGGCGAGGCGGTCTACGACATGGACGATGCCAACTCTGGCAGCGGCACCAAGCAGATCATGATCGATGACGAGGTCATGACTATCGGTTCGGTCGATGATGGTGCAGACACGGTGGTCGTCACCAGGGCGGCGACCAAGGACACTCAACTCAGCAATGCCGGGGGCGAGACTGCCACTTCCAGCGATCAGGTCGCGACGGTCGGGCAACCGCACTCCTCGGGTGCGACGGTCTACTTGAAGCAGAACACGACCGCCTCTGGTGACGGCATTGCCTACAACGACAGTGCCGCCACATTCAAGGCGGACCTGGAAAAGATCCAGGGCATCCAGGTCGCCCAAGACCAGAAGCAGAGTCTAGCGCATAACGCAGTTGCCGGATCGGTGAAGATCGAGTGGAAGGGGGTCCGCTCTGCCGCGATTGCCCACAACGCGAGTTCGGCAACTATTGATTCTGCCCTGGAGGGTATGTCGAACATACCGTCTGGCGAGGTTGCGGTCAGCGGAACCTGGGGCGGCGGCAAGATTGTCACGTTTTCGGGAACGCTCGCGGCAACCGACCACCCGAAGATGAGGTTTGTCGAGGAGACCGCCGATTTTCTCGCCAGCGGTGACGCGGCACTGTCCGCGACAAGCGGGGTCATCATCACCCAGGAGGGGCGACCTGATGACATCGTCGTGACCGGCAGCAACCTGAACGCTGGGTCGGGACTGGTCGTCGAGTTCAAGGGTCAGTTCGCGGGAATCGACCTGCCTCTCCTGGAGCGGTCCCAGGTTGGAGTCACGACCGACATGGACAACCTGACCGTCACGCAGACGACTGCGACGGTGGTCCCAGATGTCAACGTGACTGGCGGATGGGACTGGCCCACCGTCGCGGAGACCAACCTGGATGAAGGAAGTGGTATCAACGCCACCGTTACGACTGTGGATGTCAATGATGCTGGCGACATGAAGGCGAACGACGTGATTTACGTCGGCACGAGTACCTATGAACGCCAGGAGTATATGCGGATCAGCAGCATCAGCAGCAATGAGTTGACGGTCACGCGAGGGTTCGCCGGGACCACCGCTGCCGCCCACGCTGACGACGCCGCGGTGTTTCTGAAACGAACAGACTGTAACCTCAACTTCCAGGGGACGAAGGCGGGAACACTTCTCAACAAGATCGCATTCACCGATTCGGGACTGACTGTTGCCGCCGACACCGAGGTCAAGAATGTAAAGGTCACGGCGGGTGCCGCAGCGTCGGCGACGGTGACGATGAGCGTCAACGGGTCCAGCAATTACAACGAAAGACAGTTGCTATCAGTGACCGGCGGCGGCGGGAATGTGCGGATTGCGTTCAATGCGGAAACGGTTCTCCAGATCCTGGACCTGGACACCGGGGACACCCGGTCGACCACCACCCTGCAACCCTACGGCACTACCACAAACCACGGCGTCGATATAGTTGCTGACCGGTTCGGTGATTTCTACACCGTGAGTTATGTCAACGGACTGTTGGCGGGCGGGGACAAGTTCGCCGTCTGCAAGACAACGAACGACGGCGCGTTGACCTGGACCGTCCTCTCGGACGGCACGACCAGGGGGATCACCTACGACAACCTGAACGACCGAGTCGCGGTCGTCGGCGGGAACGCGGCGGGCACAGAGGGCACTTTCGTTCTGCTCAATCAGGCTACAGGGGCAGTGACGCACACTCTCTATCCGTACGAGGACACGATCGATCCCGACACGGGAGTGCCGTACAACATCACACAGTGGCACAGCGTCCACGCGGATCACCTCGGTGGGTTCACCCTCCTGCGAAACGCCAGTACGGACAACATCGCGAGGTTGACCAGCGCGACCAGTCCCGCAGAGGAATCCCTTGTCAGTTCCGGCTCATCCCCGGCGTACGGATCGTCGGTCGCCAGCGTCCTGTCACTAAATCCCGAGAACTCCCTGGCAGTTCGCCAGATCCAGTCCTTTGCGATCGCCGGGGGCACGTTCAGAGAGTTCCGAGCGAAGGAGCAATACCAGTCTCTGCCCGTGGATACCTGGGTGGACGTAACTGGTGGCGAGAATGCCTTCCGCGCGGACATGACCATCTTCAGCGCCCAGTTGGGGCAGGACGTGTTCTTTGTGGACGGCACGTCCGTCAAGTACTACGACGCCTCGACCGCGGCGATCGTAACCTGGACCCCGTCTGCCGGATCGCTGCCGGTGGACACGAACAGCAACAGGGCGAGACTGATTGCGACCTATCGCGGCAGGATTGTCCTGAGTGGTCTGAAAGGCGACCCGGCGAACTTCTTTATGAGCGCAGTCGGTGATGCTCTCGATTGGGACTATGGGGTCTCACCACAGACCGAGACCATGGCGGTTGCCGGTGGTGCCTCATCTGCAGGGAAGAGTCCTGACAAGATCAACTGCATGATCCCGATGTCGGACGATGTGTTGATCCTGGGCGGAGATCACACCGTCTTTGCGCTCAGAGGAGACATCGCTGCGGAGGGCGGGCGGATTGACCTGATGTCCGACCAGACCGGGACCGCCTGGGGGCAGGGTGCATTCTGCAAAGACCCCTACGGGCAATTCTTTGTCTTCGGCTCCAGGGGCGGGGTCTACGGGGGTCGCCTGGGTGGAGAGGTCACCAAGATCTCAACTCCCGCGGTCGAAGAGCGGATGGCAACCACCATCGACCTCAACAAGCACCTGGTCAATATGGTGTGGAACGAGCGGGAGCATGGTTTCCATCTGTTCGTAACTCCCCTGAGATTCGGTGTCGATTCCAACACTCCTGAGAAGCAGACCCACTATTTCTACGACTCCAGGAATCAGGCTTGGTGGATCGATACGTTTGCGAACAACAACCACCAACCCAGGTGCGTGCATATGTTCGACGGGGACGACCCGAACGACCGGGCGCTGCTGGTTGGCGGCGGCGACGGAGTGATCCGCAAATGGGATCCCAACTGCACCACCGATGGGAACGTCTCCGGTGACACATCGAACATCACCTCCCACGCCTATCTGGGTCCCTTCCAGACCGCTGGCGAGAGCAACCTGATGATCGAGGAGATGGTTGGGACCGTCGCCCAGGGAAGCGGCACAGTAACTTACGACGTATTTGCCGGGAATTCGGCAGAGGATGCGTACAACCGATCGACCGCGAGGTTCTCGGGAAGCTGGACCGCTGGTCGAAACCAGAGTGAGCGTCGCCGCGCCCAGGGCAGGTCGATCTACATCAAGGTCGGCAACAGCGACTCCAGCGGGTGGGCACTTGAGGACATCACCTGTTTCTATCGCGAGATACCCGGTCCGGTTACTAGGAGGGCAACGTGACAGACTTTCAACACAACAAGCACAGCAGTGCCAACCTCCTGGCGGGACAGTCGAGCACGTTTGCCAGGGTCGGCATCGGGGTCCGCGATGCGGATCAGGCGTTGGAAGTTGTGGGGATCGTCCACATCAACGGCGAGCAAGCAGACACCCCAGCGGCACCGGTGAACGCTGAAGGCGGTTTGCTCTACACCAAGTCGGACGGCAAGCCCTACTGGAGATCCTTCGAGGTTGCCGAAACAGACCTGAGTGCTTCCAGTTCAGGTCTGAATGAGGAGCAGGTCCAGGATGTCGTTGGGGCAATGTTCACCGGCAATACCGAAACCAGGATCGCGGCAACTTACGAGGATGGCGACGGGACGATCGACTTGGTGGTCACTGACATGACGGCGAATACCCAACTCACCCAGGAGCAGGTTGAGGATTTCGCTGGGGCATTGGTCGCGAGCGGTGGGACCAAGACTGGGATCGCCGTGACTTACCAGGACGGCACCGGCGACATGGACTTCGTCGTGTCGGACCTCACGGTCACCAGCGACTCTGGGTCGACCGGAATGACCCCAGGCGACACGCTGACGATTGCCGGTGGAACGAATATCGACACGGCGATGAGCGGGGACACTCTCACGATCAATCAGAGCGGTGGTGGGGAGGTGAACGAGTCGTCCTTCAAGACGATATCGGTCAGCGGACAAGACAACGTAGTTGCGGAAGTTGACGACGACACATTGACGTTTGCTCAAGCTGGCGGCATCACCCTCACGACAAACGCAACGTCTGATACCGTCACCATCTCATCGGCGGACACCCAACTGACCACCGAAGCAGTCCAGGACATCGTCGGTGGAATGCTGACCGGCAACACTGAGACTCGAATCGCCGTCACTTACGAAGATGGCGACGGGACCATCGATTTCGTCGTCACCGACATGACCGCTGACACGCAACTCACCACCGAAGCGGTGCAGGATATCGTTGGTGCGATGTTCTCGTCCAATACGGAGACCCGTTGTACGGTCACCTATCAGGATGGAGACGGCACGATCGATGTCGTTGTCGATGATCTGGATACGAACCTGACGACAGAGCAAGTTCAGGACATCGTGGGGGCCATGTTCACGAGTAACACCGAGACCAGGGTCGGCGTGACGTATGACGATAGCGATGGAACCATCGATGTAGTCGTCGATGACATGACCGCTGACACGCAACTCACAACCGAAGCGGTCCAGGACATCGTCGGAGCGATGTTCTCCAGCAACACCGAGACCCGCTGTACGGTCACCTATCAGGACGGCGACGGGACCATCGATGTCGTTGTCGATGATCTGGACACCGACACGCACATCACCACTGAAGCGGTCCAGGATATCGTCGGCGCGATGTTCTCGTCGAACACCGAGACCAGGATCGTTGCGACCTACGAGGACGGCGATGGGACGATTGATCTAGTCGTCACCGACATGACAGCGGACACCCAACTCACCACCGAAGCGGTGCAAGATATCGTCGGTGCGATGTTCTCTGGGAACACCGAGACCAGATGCACGGTGACCTACCAGGACGGCGACGGCACGATCGATGTCGCGGTCGATGACTTGGATACGAATCTGACGACCGAGGCGGTTCAGGACATCGTCGGTGCGATGTTCACGAGCAACACTTTGACCAGAGTCGGCGTGACCTACCAAGACGGCGACGGCACCATCGATGTCGTGGTTGACGACATGACCGCTGACACCCAACTGACCACCGAGGCGGTCCAGGACATCGTCGGCGCGATGTTCACAGGCAACACCGAGACTCGGATCGCCGCGACTTACGAGGATGGTGACGGCACCATTGACCTAGTCGTCACCGACATGACGGCAGACACCCAACTCACCCAGGAGCAGGTTGAGGATTTCGCTGGGGCATTGGTCGCGAGCGGTGGGACCAAGACTGGGATCGCCGTGACCTACCAAGAC